GGGTTAATAGAGTTTAGTTTAAACTCATCAAATCGAGGCATATACTTAAGCTTAGACACTTGCTTTTCTGCTGCTCTAGGCTTTGGTACAGTTACCTTACGGGTTGCTTTCAACGATAAAGTGTATCGATCAGCATCTTCTATAATGCCCTTTAGCTGCTTTATCTTTGCGGTTAACTCCTTTGCAGACATATAATCATATCCACATTCCTTTGGATCTTCGAGCCATCCAATACGTTCCTCACACCATTCTCGTACCATTTTACCTGGCATAGCAGTCTTAAGACGATGTGCGGTCATTAGTCCGAATACACTAATTTCCCCGCCATCATCATCCCAACCCTCAAGATCGGTTAGGATAGTATCATTGATCTTGTTTGCCATTAGTTTCTGTGGATTAGGTTTTTCTTTCTTAACTACCGGTTGGTCTTCATCATCATCATCGGTAACCCATGGATTAGCAAGTAGATCATCGATATAATTATCTAGATCTTTCTTATAGTCCGGCTGATCACCTAGACCTTCCATTATCCACCAAGCGGCGCATGCTCGGAAAGCGAACATCTTAAATGCCCATTCAGGATGTTTAAGAATTTCGGTAACCTCGTCTTTCTTCCACCCTTTGCGGATATACTTTTTAAGGAGGATAGAACAGTCTTTACCATCTAGATCATAGTGGAAGTAGTTACGAGCTTTTGAAAAGTTATCTCGTGGACAACCTGCAAGTCCCGTTTTTATACGTCGCGGAAGCTTAGGTGGTTTCTTCTTAGCTTTAATGTTTACCATCGTTGAACCTCAATATTAATAATAATCTATTTACCGGCAAGGGTTGCAATATGTGCTTCAAATTGCTCAACCTTAGCAATCCTATTAGGCCAGTAGATGTAATCTTTTTCTGGATTAGCCTTAAGATTGGCAAGGAGAGGAATGATTGCAGAGTATAGACCGTCGAGTCTTTCTTGCGCAGTATTAGCATCATCTACAGCAGTCTGAACCTTCTCTAGTTCAGTATCGTCCATAGCCGTAAATCCGAAATCGAATATGTCACTCATGATAGAGCCTCACTTAGAATTATACTGGAGAATAGAATCATAGCCAGGATAGTTGGGGTTGCGTAGAATATATATCTTTTCATGTGATTTCCTATTTAATATGAGACTATTATATCATAGTTAAGGAGGTTTGTAAACCCCCTAATTGAAATTAATTGAGGTGTCGAGAGGAGAGGAGGAACCGGGCCTAGACTAGTCTCGTTGTATATCTTAGTAGGTTTCGATTACAAAATCTGCAATCCCATGGATGACACACTCATCAGGTGTTAGCCAAACGTCTTGCTTAGGAAGTAAAAACTCTCTTATATAAGCCTCAGTTTTACCAGTGCACTTTATATAATGATTAACCATTGACCTCGATGTTTGGCGGAATGCCTCCATCCGGGCTTCTAGTTCATGTTCCTTACCGCCATTTCCAGCCGAATATACATGAGACATAACATGGGAGTTATGAGTAACGTATCGATGACCATGCGCACCTGCCATAAGTGTTAAACATGCTGACGAAGCTGCAACGCCTGTTGCAACAGTATGGATAGGTATACGAGATTGCTTCATAATATCAATCAAATGCCAAGCCGAAGATACTTCGCCACCCGTAGAGTTGATATACATAATGATTCTTTCTGGCGCGTGTTTAGTGTCCATCAAATTCCACTCAAGGATCTGAGTGACCAAAGGGGTAATGTTTTCCCGATTAAACTCCTTCATCATCATCAGGATACCGGATGCGCGTAAGAGTTCGCCAAGTGGAGGGACAAGGTGGATTTCATTCCTTACCGGACATTCTGGAATATCCGGTATATGTGTCGGCCACGTCGGGATAATAATGGAAGGATCTCGTCGATCCTTCTTTCGTCGATCCTTCTTATCCTCAACTGGCTTCTTACCCCTTTTGGTCGTCATTCTTCGTTATCCTTTAGGTGATTTTGAATTATCCTTAAGCGGTGGTATTTTAGCTTTCGGATCGCCCCAATACGCGAGGCCTGTTGTTGTAATCCACTTACGATTAGTGGCTCTTTCATCGGGATTAGGATAGGTTACTTTTGTAAATTTACCCTTGTAATGTGCTTCGATTTTACGTAACATTTTTTTAGTATAACGTTCATGCTCAGTCATCATTCTTTAGTACCTCGAGTACGTTTCTTTTTAGGTTTTGTTTCTTCAATCTTTGCTAACAATTCCTCAACCATAGTATCTTGGTCGTCAGCATCTTGAGCTTCAAGTTTCGCTTTTAACTTTTCCGCTCTAATTTCTAAGCGGGGAAGGATCTCTTCAGAAGTAAAGTAGAAATCCACACCTTTTATTAGGTCTTCGATCTCTTCGGCACTCAGAAGAAATTCATATACGTCTTCATATATATCCCTTGACCAACCCATATCATGGTGGATACGCTTAGCAAGGTCACCGCCCTTTCCACCCATAATAGTTGAATAGTGGTGGAACATAACCGAAGAGTGTGGTGATACCTCTTGCATGTCAGCGGTCAAGAAGATGATCGTTGCGGCAGACATACACTCACCTTCTACCGACGTAATAACTTGACCTTGGCATTCACCTAATACTCTCCTAAACTGAAGAGCGGTAAGCATATCACCACCGTGAGAATTAATATGAACCCTAACAACGTCATTAGGAGTAGCGCTTCGAATAACCTCAAAGACCTCTGTATAGTTCTCTGCTAATCCGATCTCTCCGCTAATGTAAATATCATATTGTATAACGAGAGGTTTTGCATTGTACATAATTGATCGTTGATCCGTCATATCATCTCCCGAAGAATTTTTGTTCTTTGTATTGGGCAATAGTTTTCTGGAGGTCCTTAGACCAATTGTCCCGATGTTCGATAAAGATTTGAGGTTCCGCATTGTCCACCGCTATTAAGGTTACTAGTTGGGTAATTGGTATGCCAGTTCGTTCTTCCCAAGCTATGGCATAGAACGATTCCTGCATGAAGTAATTCTTAATCCAATCTTTCTTCTTTTCCTTGCCAGAGGTTTTCCAGTCAATGACTGAAAGTTTACCATCCCAGATACCGATACAATCGACACGACCTGCTACGCCGAGATAATCGCTATATAGAGGTACTTCCTGAGCATAGACCTTTTCCAGTGATTGATCTATGACATTCTTAACGCTATTAAAATTTTCGATAACGTATGGTGGTACTGGTTTACCGTTACTATCAAACTTATAGTCTGGATCATTCTTTACATATCTCTCGATTAGATCGTGTACTTGCGTACCTCGTCGAGATGCCTGGGTTGAGATTCGATTTGCTTCTTTCTCACCTACTCTCTTCCTCCACTTTAAAATCTCATCTTTATTTAGGATAGAAAGTACAGTGGTAATTGAGGGATATTTCGCACCTCCTGGAACATTATATAACCGACCGGTTTTACTGGTTTCGGCATCGAGATCTTTATAGCCTAGATCAACGGCTTCATGTATAAACATTGTTTCTCTCATTATCAAAAATCGATTTTTTTCATTTCCTTAGTCATTATATAATCTCGAACTAGACCGGATCGTACGATATCTTCCCACCCAAATTCTACTACGTCGAATAGTTTAAGTTCAGATAAGATTTCTAAGAACTTTAGAATACCACCCTTATCACCATTGTGTCTAAAATCAGACTGGTAATAATCCCCACAGAACATAATCTTACAATTCATACCAACTCGGGTAATTACTGAATCCAATTCGTGTCCTGTTAGATTCTGCATTTCATCAACAATCACAATAGCATTGTCTAAGGTCAAACCACGTATATACGAGGTAGTTAGAAATTCAACGTGACCTGTAGCGGTAAGCTTTAGATATGCCTCGTTATCATTAAACAATTCGTTAAGGATAGCTTTATAAGGTGCAAGGTATGCTTCTTCCTTTTCCTCCTGAGTTCCAGGTAAGAAGCCCATATCGCGGGTGGGAACTGCGCTTCGAACAATTACGATTCGATCGAAATTGTTATCCCTTTCTAGGATTGTTTCCAATGCCAGATATAAAGCAAGAAACGTTTTACCTGTTCCTGCACTGCCATTCAACACTAGGTTAAAACCCTTTTCCCAAGAGGTAAATACATCCTCCTGCTTTTTGGTTAGGAAATCAATTTTTCTAAGGTGTTCTAAACGTAGTTTAACTGGATTAGTCATTAATGGTATTTCCTGAGCCGGAACTGCTTTTAATTCGACCTACTAAATCCTTCCAGTCGTTGCCAGCTTTCTTTAAATTACTACCGACACCCGATACGAGTTTAGGCGCACCAATAGTGATGCGTACCTCTTCGATTCCGCACTCGGGACATGGTTGTTCGACGGGAATATTGCGATCGTCCATTTTATGAAGTTCACTAAATTCATGTGAACATGACTTACACGTGTAATTATATATTGGCATAGTGTATGTTTATATAAGGGGGATACCCCTATCCCCCTAGGGTTAGTTATTAAAAGTATTTATGCAGCTAAACACTCATCCCTTTCCTCTTCGATCTCGAGGATTCTTGAATCTAAATACTCCTGTTTTTTTGCTATCGAATGAACAAGGTTATCTTTTCCTAACTTCTTTATTTTTGTTAAATAGTGGCCTATCTCGCGAGAGTCCTTTTTTAGCCTCTCTAACTGATTCGAGTTCATATCCCTCTCCTTAAGTTCTAATTTAAGACGGGGTTTTCGGATCATAGAGAATCTCCTATTCTGCCAATGGGTAATATGGGCTTATGTAAACCCATACTATTATTTATCGAAGAATGAGGTTTGGCCAAGTATCCTGAACTAGCTTTTTAGTTAAACCCTTATACTTCCCAGTGAGCTTTTTATCCTTCATTGCTACTATAAGGTCTGCATCCTTGGGATGACATTTAGCTAGCATATCAAAGAATCGTTTCTCTCTTTGTACAGCTGGCAGTCGATGACCTGGTCCACCAACCACAAAGTATTTAAGTTCGGCGGCCGCAGAGTATAAACCCAACTTGTCACCCTTTGGTTCCACTACCTCGATCGGAATAGGTCCAACCGGAAGTTTCCAAGTAATAGAATCGTCGAAGGCACCTCGCAGAATATCACGAAGTACTAGATCATCATTACTCTTAAGGATCTCTCGTTTTTCCTCCCTGGTCTGAACAGCGGCAACTGCCTCCAGGACTTCAAATATAGCCTTATTCATTAAAATTCCCCTATGGAGTCAATCAGTTGTTTACAACGTTTTTTCACAAGGTAGTTCATTAGTTTACCTCGTGGTGCCGGTATAACAGTTTCAAAGGAATCTATGATATCATCCTTAATGTCTTGTGGGCACTTTGATAGGTCAACGAGGGTTTCATTACGTTGATAGTTTCGTTCTTGGTCAACGGTACGTTCGGTAAGACATGCTTCAAATCGCTTAGCGGTCATTACGACTTGTCTCTCGTCGCTGACAAAGACGTCATCGCGCGAAAGGATATTAGGGACTTCGTCGCCTTTATCGCCTTTGATAATATGTTCGATCAAATATCCAGCCGGATCTTTGCACTCGACAAACTTCTTCTGCATTGGGCTAAACTGACGAACATTAGAATACTTAAGCAGTTGTTTAAAGTCATGGTCACCAGACAAGATTAAGACGTCATCGTGTCGACCGAATTGTTGGGTATACTCGGCAATAACCCCAATGATATCATCAGCCTCAGCTCGTTCGTGCTGTAAGACCTTATAAGGCACGTTCTCACGAATCTCATCTAATATCATATTGAGTATACGAAAAGCTTCTTTCCAGTTCCGTCCGGTGCCTTCACGTTTCTTCGCACGGCCGGCTTTATAGTATTCAAAGTACTCTTTCCGCCAGCTTCGACCTTCACAACAGATAACCATCTCACCATAGTCTTTTTTGAACCTATGACTATACATACGTAATTGGTTAAGCACGATATGTCGGATGACGTCTTCTTCAAACTCTTCGCAATACTGAGCAACCATTCCAACAACTAAACCATTAAAATCTACAAGGATAATATCACACCTCCTTAAACGTACGTCGACGCTTATCAAATCGAACAGATTCATTAAGGAATTTCTCTTCCCCAGTAATCTTATTAACATACCCTACTAATCGGCCATCGGGACCAATGTAGTAGGTGTGATTAGGAGTCCTCGTTGAACCCCAATCGGTGGTTTCAACGAGCTTTTTGTATTCCATCTTAATCGCCCACTCGTACTGTTGTTGCGAGGCGTGGGGTTTTCTGAGGAGGGCAAACGGTAACAGTCTTACCATCAGCTACAAATTGAGCCAAGGATTCAGCAAGGAATTTGCGTTGCTCGTTCTTTGACATTTTCTTTAAAGATTGCTTTTTCATAATATATCCTCTTGTGGGATGAAGTTCCCTATTTGGTATGAGACCATTATATCATAGTTAAGGAGGTTTGTAAACCCCCTATTTGAAATTATTTTATTGATCTTCGATGCGTTCCCATGCAATGATAAAGGCTTCTAGGAAATAGATTTGTGAGAAGCGTTTCGCGTGCTCGACCATGATTGTAGCTTTATCGCTGTACCAACGAAGACCGGTTTGATCTTCCAACTCATCAACCAGTTCATATCTCAGTTCGTCTGCAGAAAGTGCTTCCAGTTCTTCAGTCTTTAGGAATTGGTCATAGATTACTGTAAGATCTTCTAGGGATTTAGCTTCGTTAAGTTTGATCATAGTTGCTGTGGTTATCATAATATAAGGTCTCTTGTTTATTTAATATGCGAGCATTATATCACAAAAAAGGGGGTTTGTAAACCCCCTAAACGAACTATTTTCAAGTTATTTTTTTGTTAGATGTTTGACGTGGTTTCGATGTATTCTTGCCCCGACGTAACTATTGTAGTATTCGTCCGGCTTCAATAACACATCGAGTACGAGTTGTGTCTTAGTTTCAAAATAACTCATTTCGCCTTTGGTGCTACATAATCGTAGGATCTCCCGTTTGAAATTGTCCTCACCGTGCTCTATCAATAGTTGTTTAACTAATTCAGATGAGCCGTGATACTTCTTCCAATCTGATTCAATGATTGATCTTCGCTTACGCTTTTTACCTTTTAGGGGAGGAAGGGTTTTCTTAGACCAGAAGTTCTTCTTACCTATGTATTTCATCCCAGTTGAGATATCGGTGATTTCATATATAAACCCCTGATACTCCTCTATCATTTCGCTTGTAAATAGCTTATCTCGAAAAAACCATTCCATTATATCTTTTCTCTAGTAATGTGTCATTGTATTTACCGTCGACCGAAAGTGCATATTTTCCTTGAGATTTCAAGGGGGTATCGAGAAGTAGCAAGTGGATGTTCTCATCACGTTCTGATGGTATTATATTGGCTTGGCTTCTATCCTTTTCGATTCACAAATACTTAGAGTAAGCGAATGAAATGTAGAAGCGATTTGCCTTCTGGGAGGATTCCGAGTTCGACACAACCATAGTTTCTTCTTCGGATTTATTTATCTATTTTAAGATCTTCGATATGCAGCTTAACCATAATCGCATCTAACTCCAAATGGCTGTGACCCATTTCTCTTATGTTTATTGCACGATGTAGAAGTCTGTCATAGACCTCATTAGGTAGCGTAGATAGTAAGTCGGTTTTACTCGGTGATTGATTCTTCATAGTATATAATAATCTTTTTCTGTTGATGCAAGTATTCTTTTAGGTCAGCCATATTAACCGAAAGGATCTGGTAATCTTCAATGGTCATTATAACATAGACCTGGCCTGTTTGTAGAACCTCATCGGCATTATCTTCAGTGAGTACTTTCCAGGTTACAGGCTTAAGTTGTAACCCATCTGGACGAGGGATGAGGGGAATATCTTTGGTAATGATTTCAGTCTTTGTAACAATCTCAGGTTGAGGCTGGAGAAAGGAACAACCAGCAAGAAAGCCACTAAGGAGAAGGAAGAGAAGTGATTTCGTTAAATTCATCAAATACCTCTTGAGTACCTTTATTGATTGCTTTTTCGATTAGACCCGATTTACGAATAGCCAATTCCTTAAGGTCATGCTCAATAAACTTATCTCTTAGATCTTGACTTTCTTTTTGTAGACCTTCGATGTCTTTTAAGAGGCTGATAATTCTTTCATCACTGGCTGACTGATCAGTTAGTAAGGTCTCTATTTGTTGGGTCTGATTAGTATTTATCCCTATTAGCTGTTCGCGCTCCACCTCCAATTTACCTAATTTACTACTTAGATTCATTGTATAATAGAAGAAACCACTAATAGCAACTATAGCACCAAGGATTAATCCAATCTTAACCTTACTAAAGAGCAGACTGATCACGCCTTTTTACCACCGAACAATATGGATTTAACATCCTTAAGATTGCGACGATATATGTGATCGGGATCATTCTTCTTACGCTTATCACGCTTATTGTATCCAGGAGGCATAGCAACACCACCACCAGATACCGCATTGGCTGCGACCTCTTCAGCAAACTCTGTGAAGCTCTTCATTTGGTGATATCCTCTTGAGAGATGTATATTCTTTGATTTGTGCTCATGTGTCGGACTTTATATATATTGCGGCCGCACATACGATCAACCGGGTCTAATCCTTCTTTGACCTCGATTGCGGTTCCAGCTCTTCCAATAACCTCTCCTGTCTTCGGAGAAATAATGGTTTGCTTTAACTCATATACGCCAGGTAGCAATCTATCGTTCTTGATAAAGTAAGACTCATTTAAGACCGAGCGACCACCG